GGCGACCCCGCATCCTGTCCACCGCCAACCCCGGCGGCATCGGCCACGCCTGGGTGAAGGCCCGATTCATCGACCCCCACGCCCCCAACGTGCCGTTCCGGCCCCGCCCCGGGGAAGGTGCCCGCGTGTTCGTCCCCGCCAAGGTCACCGACAACCCCCACATCGACGCCGGGTACGTCGCCCGCCTCGAAGCCCTCGACCCCGACACGCGCCGCGCCCTACTGGACGGCGATTGGGACGTGTACCAGGGCCAGCGATTCGGTGGCTGGCGCGCCGACACGCACGTCATCCCCGCCGCGGACGTGACCGCGATGATGCCCAGCGAAGGCGGCGGCACCCGCATCGTCGCCGTCGACTACGGCATGGACGCCCCGTGGTGCGCGCTGTGGATGTGGATGGGCGCCGACAACACGATCGTCGTGTACCGGGAGGCGTACGAGGCCGGGCTGACCCCCGCGGAGCAGGCCGCGATGATCTGCGACCTAGAGGCGCCGGGCGAGCGCGCCCCCCAACGCCGCATCCCCGTCGTCATCGACCCGTCCACGTTCACCCGCTCCGCCCACAACCTCGCCAAGGGCCTCCACGGGCCACCCCCCGGAAGCGTGGCCGCCCCATATGCGGCGACGTTCGGCGCGTCCCAAGTCATCAAAGCGGACAACGACCGGCTCGCCGGGGTCGCCCTCATCGCGGACCTACTCCGGGTGCGGGACGACGGGCAGCCCCGGCTACTCGTGTCGGACGTGTGCCGCAACCTGATCCGCACGATGCCCGCGCTCCCGCGGGACCCCCGCAACCCGGAGGACGTGGACACGCGGGCCGAAGACCACTGCTTGACGGGGGACACCTTGGTGGAGACGAGTCTGGGGCCGCGACGGATCGACTCTCTGGTGGGGGATGTGGGTTTGGTGGCCGGGGCTAAGGGTGGGTGGGTGCCGTTCCGTAGTGTGCGGTTGACGCGTCGGGATGCGCCCGTGGTGCGGGTAGCGCTGGAGGATGGGCGGTCGGTTACCTGCACCGACGATCACCTGCTGCTGACCGCAGACGGATGGGCGCCTGCGGGCAAGATCACGCCTGACTCTATGGTGCTCTGCGCTACAATAGGCGGGTGGATCCCACCCGCATCAGCCCCACCGTCCAGGAGTACCAAGGACGCCGCTACTACCTCTGCGGACGCTACTTCCAGCACAAGGGCAGTCGTCTCCACCGACAGGTCTGGGCAGACCATCACGGCACCATCCCCCCCGGCGCCCACGTCCATCACATCAACCACGATCCTGCCGACAACCGGCTCAGCAACCTCACCCTCATTCCCGCCAGTGAACACATCGCCCATCACGGACGGCACCCCACCGACCAGGCACTGGCGGCGCGATCTCGAAACGCCCGCGACCACGCCACACCAGCCAACGCACTGCTCACCCGCGACCAACGAGCGGAAGCGGCAAAGCGAGGGTGGGACCGAGAACCCACCTCCGCATCCTGCGTTGAGTGCGGCGCCACCTTCCTCGCCTATGTCCCTGCCCGAGCGAAGTTCTGCGGTGGCACCTGCCGTGCCCGTGCGGGTCGCCGCAATCGTGCCAGCCGGGACGAGTGACGTGTATGACCTCACCGTGGATAGCGCCGACCATGCCTTCGCCGTCAACGGCGGAGTCATCGTCCACAACTGCTACGACGCGCTCCGCTACGGGGCGATGCACCTAGTGGGGCGGCGCCGCTCCCACGCCCCCGACCGGCCCGGCGCCCGCTACGCCATCACCACCCCCCGCGCCGCCGCGTTCTAACGCGGCCCCCAGGGNTTCACCCCCAGGGGCCGCGCACCCGACCCGTCCCGCGNTGGATGGTTGGGTGCCCGCAACNGTACCCGCGCCGCATCCCACCGGCAAGCAACATGACCGTCCACAATAGGCGGCATGACGGCACCCACCAACACCCTCGGACACCCCGGCGGACTCGAAGAAGTCTGGGGCGTCCGGGGAGGCCGCTACTGGACCGCCCGCAAGGACGACGACAACGCGGACCTGCTGTTCCCGTGGAACGTTCACGTGTTCGACCGGATGCGCCGCACCGACACGCAGATCGCGTCGCTGCTCCGCGCCGTCACCCTCCCGCTGCGCGGGGTGGCGTGGACCCTTGACGGTGAGGGCGTGGACCCGGCGGTGGCGGCGTTCGTCGCCGACGAACTGAAACTCGACGGTGGGCAACGCCGCCGCGGCGGGGTGTCGTGGGGGGAGCATCTGCGGGAGGTGCTGCTGGCCCTGGCGTGGGGGTTCGCCCCGTTTGAGACGGTGTACGAGTTGGGGCCCGCCCGCACCCCCGGCGCCCCCGCCCGAGTCGCGCACCTGCGGTCCCTGGCGCTGCGCCCACCCCGCACCCTCACGGAGGTCCGCGTCACCCCCGACGGCGACCTACTCGGNGTCACGCAGGCCCCCCCGAACGACACCGTGGGCCGGGACCGCGCCCTCGTCGCCGGGACCACCCCCAACGACGTGTTCATTCCCCGGGACCGGCTCGCCTACTACTGCCTGGACCGGGAGGGCGCCGACTGGACCGGCACGTCACTGCTCCGCGCCGCCTACAAGGACTGGTACTTGAAGGAAACCCTGGTGCGCGCCGCCGGGCAGGCCGTGGACCGCAACTCTATGGGCCTGCCGGTCGTGGAGTACGAGGACGACGGCGACCGCGAGTTGGCGTTGCAGATCGCCCAGGCCGCACGCGCCGGAGAAACCGCGGGCCTGGCCATCCCGAAGGGCCGGATGGGTTTCGCTCTCGTGGGCGTGTCCGGGCAGACCGTGGACCCGCTGCCGATGATCCACTACCACGACCAGGCCATGACCCGCGCCGCACTCGCCATGTTCCTTGACCTCGGGCACGACGCGGGCGCCCGCTCGCTGGGGGAGACGTTCGTTGACTTCTTCACTTCGTCACTCCGCAGCATCGCAGAATGGGTCGGCGCTACCGCCACCGATGAGGTGATCCGACCGCTAGTGGCCCTGAACTTCGGCCCCGACACCCCCTACCCGTCGCTCGTGTCCGAGCAGATCACCGCACGCCACGCCGCCACCGCGGAGGCCCTGAAAACTCTCGTGGACTCGGGTGTGGTCACCCCGGATGAGCCGCTGGAAGCGCAGACCCGCCGCGCCTACGGCCTACCTCCCGCGGACCCGGCGACCGCCGCTCCCCCCGCCACGTCGGACCGGGCGATGGAGCCCACAGCGTTCGACAACGCCGTAGATGAGGCCCGCGCCCTCACGGACCGCCTCGCCACCTTGGCCCGGATGCGGGCATGACCCTCGCCGCACTCGCGGCCCGCGTCCACCTCGCGGAGGCTGAGGCCGCGGTCATCGCAGCGGAAGCGGAGTTGGGGCTGAACGTCCCGTACGCGTACCGCCGGTTGACGGACGCGGAACTACGCGCTGGGGTCCGGTTCGGCACGATCGCGGAACGCACCGAGCGGCTGGCCGTGGCGATCGCCGCCGCCACCGAGCCTTTGCGGGACCTGATCGTGGCGTACCTGCCGGACTACCCGGACCCGGACGCGACCGTGGCCGTGTTGACGGACTGGCTGGCCCCGTTCACGCCGCTGCCGATCCCGAGCCTGGACCGGGTGGCGTTGGAGTGCCGCGACGCCGTACTGGCGCTGCTGCACCAGGCGTGGGTCGAGTCATGCCGCGACGTTCAACGGGAAGCCCGCTCACAGGGAGTGGACGTGCCCGACGACCTCGCCCCGATGCCCCGGGTGGAGGAAGAGTGGGCAGCGACCGGCGCCCGCGCGGTCGTGACGGCTCGGGTGCGGCGCACGATTGAGATGGGGATACGGGCCGCCCAGACCCCGCCGCCGCCCCCGAAGCAGATGGCGGCGTTGGCGCAGCCCGTGTCCATCAAGCAGCACCTCGCCCATCTGATGTTGACGGACGCCGCGAACCCGGTGGTGACGGCAGGAAAGAGGGCGCTGTACGCGGTGAACTCGGCTGCGCGACTCGTGCAGGTCGCGGCAGACGGCTACCCCCCGGTGCGCCGCATCTACGCGTCGGAGGTGATGGACGAAAAGACGTGCGGCCCGTGCCGCGACATCGACACCACCGCGTTCTTCACGATGACGGAGGCCCTGGAGCAGTACCGGCGGCACGGCGGCTACCTGGGATGCCTGGGGGGCGACAACTGCCGCGGCGCGTTGATCTTCACGCTAGTGCAGGAGCAGGGCGTGGCGGTGGATGACGTGGACTGGAAGATCAGCCCACCGCCGCCGATGATCCCGCCTTGGGTGCCGACTCCCCCGGGGACGCCCCCGGCCGCTCCACCGACGGCGCAACCGGCACCTGAACCTCCCGTCCCGGCGCCTCCCGCGCCGCAGGCAACCCCTCCGCCGCCGCCGCAACCGCCGCCACCCCCGCCTGCCCCGACGCCGCCGGGTGCGCGACCGGAGTGGGCGTTCGGCCAAGCGCAGCGGCAACCCGTCACCGGAGAGCGCGCCCGAGCCGGAACCGGAACCAAACCTCCCAACACGGTGACCGGCCGCACCACCGCCGACTTCAACGAGCGGGCGATACGCGGCTGGGTGGAGGCTGGGGACACGAGCGCGGAGTGGCAGGCCGCAGAGGTCGCGTGGGATCAGCAGACCGTCCTCCCGCACAAATCGTTCTACAAGTTCACTCGCTCCAACAACCAGGACGACCTTGGCCCGGGCGCGCAAGACGCGCTGCGGGGCGCAGCCCACTTCGACGCCTACGTGGCCCGCGGTATGCACGCCAGGTCAGACAACCCCAACTCCCTGGAACCGATCATGCGCCTCGGAGTGGGTGACGTGATCGGCCCAGACGGCAACGGCCGGTCCTGGTCAACGTCGGCGCNGGTGGCGGTGCAGTCGTTCGCGTGGGAGTACCAGACCGCGGTCCAGTCGGTTGTGCTGCACGCCCCCCGCGGGCTACGCGGCGTCGCCCTCATCGGCAACTCCCGCTTCCCCGGCGAACGGGAAGTCCTCTCATCGGTCAAGGTCCGCATCCTTGAAATCTGGGACGACCCCGACACGAAAACCCGCCACATCCTCGTGGAGGACGCGGGCTGGGGCTAGGCGACACGGCCCGCGTCCCACCAACCCCCCGCCCGGTCACGGATGCTGGCCGACATGACCACGGTCAACATTCCGGGAGTCGAGTTGGTGCGCGCGGGCACATGGGAGTCGGCCCGCGGCAAGGTCACCATCACCGCCGCCGACCTAGCCGCGATGGTGGAAGCGTCCCGCGACCCCCAGGTGGATGCGGCGCCCGTGAAACTCGGCCACATCGACCCCCGCTTCGACGGCGAACCGGCCCTCGGGTGGGTGCGGAACCTGCGCCTGTCCGCCGACGGCAACACCCTCATCGGCGACCTGACGGAGGTGCCGTCGTCCCTCGCGGACGTGATCGCCACCGCCTACCCCCGCCGCTCGGTGGAGGTGGCGTGGGGCCTACCTGACGGTGACGGGCGCAAACGCGGCGCCGT